AGGAGCCTGGCACTGCCGTGAACGCCTGGCGCTGGATGGATCACCCGATGTGGCTGGTCGCCGGCAAGGACCCCACGCGCCGGCAGACCGTGCTGGGCAACCGTCTGAGCGGCACCTTCACCACCTTGTACTACGGCGTCTTTAACGGCCAGGTCGTCAACCTCAACGACTATCGGGGCGTGCAGCTAGGCTACGGGTATGACCGCTGGCCGGTAGCCATTCGTAACGGCGGCGGCAATCCAACCTTGTCCTGGGAGGACTGGCAGGCCCTCGGCCTCGACCTCAACTCCCAACTACCGGAGACCAACTAATGCTCAGGCGTTTTTGTGACGTGTGTGATCAACGTATATCCGGCGACTCCTACCGAGTTCGCGCTGGCGTACCCCCATTCCTGCGGTCTGCGGGCACTGTGTCCATGGAGATCGAATTGGACCTCTGCGACCAGTGTGGGGAGAAAAACGGGCTGGACCTGCCTCCTCCGGTACATCCCCTGGATGAGGACTCTTGTTACCAGGTAGAGCGCCAGCGAATGCGTTTGGTTGTGGAGGCCCTGAAACGGGGCTTGCGGAATCCCGTCGAGACTACTGGGAGGCTTAAATCTTCCACGGACTATGGGGGGCCGAACTAAGTGCCGGTGAGGTGGTCCAAGGACGGGAACCCATGGTATCCGCTGCCACCGAACTACGAGCAGCTGGATGAGGTCGGGCAGCGTCTGGCCCGGATGAACGTGTTCCAGATCGCCGTGGGGCCGGAGGGGACGCCCGAGGACCTGGTGTACGCCTGGGCGCTGTTCCGCAACCACTACCTGATGCCCAAGTCGGCGGCCAAGTGGTTCAAGCGGTTCAAGGAAAGCCCCCCGATGCACTACCAGCTCATCCACGACATGGGCCAGTACAGCAAGAATGCTCTGGCCGCCCCCCGTTCGTTCGCCAAGTCGACACTCTGCAACGAGGCCGCCATGTTGCTGGCGCTCGTCAAGGAAGACTACGACATCGAGCTGATCCGGGCCACCGCCTCCAAGAGTCGCAAGAACATGTCGCGGATCAAGCGGCAGCTGGAGGACAACGAGCTGATCAAGGCGGACTTCGGGGAGTTGGCCCCGCCGCGTGGCAAGCGGACCTGGAGCACCGAGCGGCTGGAGCTGCCCAACGGGTCCACGATCGAGGGGACCAGCGTCAAGAGCGCCCTGCGTGGCGACCGGCCGGACCTGATCATCGTCGACGACCCCGAGTACGACGAGGACGAGGAGAAGGAAGGCCGGGCCATGGAGCTGCTGGAGGACTTCGAGGTCCTGCTGTTCCAGACCATGCTGGGCATGTTGGACGATGGGACGGGTCTGTTCTGGATCGGCACCCAGATCAGCCGGCGCTCGTTCCTCTACCACCTGAACACCGGCGACGACCCCCGGTTCGAGGGGTGGAACCGTAAGGTGCTGGCCGTCTGCGAGATGCAGAACGGCAAGGTGGTGCCCGGCAGCCTGGTGTGGGAAGCGAAGTGGGACGCCCAGGCCGTCTACGACCGTATGGCCACGCTGGGCACTTCGGCCTTCAACGCCGAGATGATGAACGCCCCCGGCTCTGGCAAGGAGAAGACGCTCTACCTGCATCCGCAGCTGGGGGTGTACCGGGTGGAGGGGCCGCCGCCGGAGAAGGCTCGGGACCCGTTCAGCAGCCCGGCGGAGATCCGGTTCCACGAGGGGGTGCGGCATGAAGACGGGGATCTTGATTTCGTGGAGAAGGTGGAACCGTTCGGTGCGTGGGCTCGGTCGCTCTATCGGGTCGCTCTCGTTGATTACGCTCCGACTATCTCCCCTGCTTCAGACTATTCTTGCGTACAGGTTCTTGGTTTTGATCGGACCGATACGTTGTGGGTCCTGGACGGTTTCCTTGGCAAGGTTCGATCCGACGCGCTCCAACGGATTATCTGGGATCTTGCTTACCGTTGGAAAGTCCGGGCGATCGGAGTCGAAGCGGTCAGCGTCCAGAAGCACCTCGCCGACCGGATCGCCTTCGACCTGGCCAAAGTCGCCGAGGGCACCGGGTACATTCCCCGGGTCGTGCCTATCAAGTACCCCGCGCGGGAGAGCAAGGGTGAACGTATCTGCGGCCTGGAATGGCGGTTCAACCAGTTCCGAATCAAGTATCCGATCCACCGCAAGAACGAGTTCTGGGTTTCGCAGCTCTGGTTCCAGACCGAGAACTTCACGCCGGACTTGACATTACTTCGTCATGATGATGCAATAGATACGGTTGCGATGCACCAATACCTGGTCCGTCGCTCGGGGGCTTCGCGGACTCACCAGCAGGAGAACGTGAAGACGGCGGCGGACTACCTGCAGCAAGGGGTCACCCATGACGAAAAGACGGGGATTCCGTACATCACCGCCGTGGAGCTGGACCAGCTGACGGACGCCGTGCTGGAGGCGCTGGCCAAGCGACGGCAGGCAGTGATGGACGGGACGGACGATGAGGAGGTACCGGCATGGATGCCGCGTGTGGCGGTCTTGTAGCGCTATCAGTAGCCTGTGCGGCTCTGTTAGTCTGGAACGTGCTCATGATGTTTCACTACAGAGCCCTGTTTCACCAGCTGGTGAAACTGGCCTATCTGGTAAATATCATGAAGTTGGCCGGGGCGACGACGGAACGGCATCAGTACGTGGGGATGCAGCAGCTGGCGAAGCTGGCCGCCTCTGCCAACCGGGCCGAGGCGTTGGGGCCGGACCCCGAGCCGGAACGGGAGCCTGATTCGCCGGGCATCAGTATCCACGGGACACTAGGCATGTAAGGAGGGGCCGGGGGGACCAGGGATGGTCGAGCTACCGAAGGATCGTAAGAGTCGTATCGAAGCGCTGGATGAGTTGGGCAAACGGGGTGACGAGCACGCCCGCCTCCAGCAGGTCCGCTGGATGGTGTCGCACTACTGGCTGCAGGGCCTGCGGAACCTCCAGATTGACTTCACCACCGCCGACGTCCGCAGCGACCTGCATAACCAGATCGGCCCGAACAACCGCCTCAACATGGTGTACGAGCCCATTCTGCCTAAGCTCCAGACGGAGCGGGGACGCCTGGGCCGCATGGACCTGCGCCCGGCGGTCAAGCCTGTCTCTTACGGTCTGTACAACATACGCAAGGCCGCTACGGCCAGGGTGGAGCTGGACTACCTCACCAGCACCGTCGACTGGGAGGACCTCAAGCGGACGGCCATCTACCACGACACGGCCTTCGGGACGTTCGGGGTGGGCGTCTGGATCAACGACAAGCCGGGTTTGGGCTCCCCACCTCCTGCCGAGGAACTGACCGGTGAGGGATTGACCGGTGAGGAGGGGGAGTCACCACAACCGGCGGCTGCAGGGCCGACCCCGGAGTCCCAGCTGGAGATGGAGATCATCCCGGGTTGGCAAATGACTCCGATCCCGTCGGCTCCCATGTCGCCGGAGCAGGTGTGCGGGGTGCGCCGGAAGCGTTGGGTGCCGTTAGCATGGCTCCGGCTCAAGGTCGGGCTGAAGCTGCCCTCCAAGGACTACGAGACCAAGCTGCGGGTCCGTAAGGGCAAGTGGGGTGAGAACCCCGGCCAGACGGCCCTGGCTGGTTGGGACGCGGTGACCGACAGTCCGGTGGACCTCGACAACCAGCCGACCGACGGTGGCGGGGAGCGGGGCAAGCACGAGGACTGCGAGTACGTGTTGCTGGAGGAGTTCTTCTTCTTCCACGATCGCAAGGACCGCCTTGCCCGCTACATTGTCAAAGTGGGTGACTACGAGTGCCTGGACGATCAGTTCGACGACGAGAGTGTGTACGTGCCCATCGGGGTCGGCCGGTATCACACCATCGGGGGGTTCTATGGCAGGAGCTTTGTTGAGCCGCTGATTCCGTTGAACAGCGAGATGGAGCAGCTGCTCCAGAACCTCTGCCAGAACATCAAGGACCTGGACATCTTCGGGCTGCTCTTGATTCCCAACACCTGGGGCATCCCGATGAAGGACCTGGCCAAGGGCAAGAGCCGCAAGGTAGTGGGCTACGAGCCGGACTACGCATCGCCGGACACCAAGCAGCAGCATATCGCGCCGACGACCGCCAACGACATTCCCGGCCGGGTGCTGGTGCAGCTGGGCCGCATGTTGGACGAGCTGGTGCAGCACAGCGAGATGCTGAGGGGCGAGGCTCCGGGCCGGGTGGACTCCGCGTCGGGCCTCCAGTACCTGAACGAGACGTCGAGCATCCCGCTGACCGAGCCGGCCCGTGGGATCGCCCAGGCGTTCACCCAGGTCTACAAGGCGATCCTGGCGGCGGCCCCCGAACTGTTAGGGGACCGGAAGGACCTTCCGCTGCTCCGCCTCGACGACAACCTGCTGGGCCTGCGGGTCGACCCGACCGGCAAGAACGTGATGCTGACGACCAGCAACTTCCCGAGGCCCTACGAGGTGGACATCGGGATACGGGACGAGATGCCCGTCAGTCCGACACTCCGCAAGCGGGAGCTGGCCGAGAACCTCAAGATGGGCCTGGTGACACCGCAGGAGTACCGGATCATCTGCTGGCGGGAGAACCTGGACGACGGGCTGCTGGGCAGCTGGGCCGAGAAGGAGGCATACTCCAAGGCGATGCTCCAGTGCCTGTATGCGTTCGGGGACGGGGAGACGCCGGGCGAGAACATCCTGCCGTCGAGCGAGGCGGACGTCTTCGACATCCACCTGCAGGTGATCCAGAGCTTCATGGCCAAGCCGGAGTTCACGTTCGCCAGCATTGCCGTGCGGCAGGTCTTCGAGGCTCTCAAGGCCGCGTACATGGGGTTCAAGGGCAGCCAGTATCCGCAGCAGATGCCGCTGCCGGAGGAGGCGGCGGAGATTTCGCAACAGATGGGTCCGATGGGGCCGCCGGGGGGTGGCCCGCCCATGGGGTAACCAAATAGGGGGTTAGTAATGCCAGATCAAGTGAGCGAAGGGGGTCAAGGTATCCCGATGACTGAGGACGGCAAGTACGTCCTGAAGTACGAAGGCAAGGAGGTGCCGGTCTCTATCGAGGAGCTGTACCAGAAGGCCAGCCTGGCCGAGGGTGCCCAACGCCGGATGCAGGAGGCCGCCGACCTGCGGAAGCGGGCCGAGGAAGCTCAACGGCAGACGGCCCAGCTGGTCACGGCGATCGACCAGGGCGACGCGGAGGCGTATGACACGCTGGTGGACATGATGGACATATCGCCGGTGGAGAAAGCCAGTCGCAAGCGTGCCTATAGGGCGGCCCTCGCCGAGGCTGCCGGGGAGCGGTCTTCGGCCGGCGAAGAGGAAGAAGAGGAGGGGGAGGAAGAGGATGTATCGGAGAGGTCACAACGGCGTCCGGCGTCCCGTAGCCAGGCATCGCCGGAGTCCATCAAGAAGCTCCAGCGTGCCTTGGAGATGGCGGAAGCCATGGGGGATTACACTCCGGATCAGGTGAAGTTTCTGCTCGACCACCAGAGGGAGAGTTACTTTGAGCAGGAGCGGAGGCGCGTTCTGGATGACTTGGAGAAGGGACTTGCATCCGATTCGGATGTGGGTAGAATCATAGAGAAGGGTGGTTCCCGGGCGGAAGCCGTCAAGGGACTCGCCCAGGAGTTGCTGATCGGCCGGTTACGGACCCAGCAGTATACTCCCGATGTCCGGGCTGCTGTGCTTGGCGAGGTCAAGCGGTATGCCAAGGAGTTGGGAGTTGGTGGTGGATCGACAAGCCTTCCGGGCCTCGGGGCATCACCGGGGGTCAGCATCAGTGAAACCCAAGCCCATAAGCCGCCTGAGCGAAAAGCCACAGACGACCAAGCCTACACGGAAAATGTGCTGGCCCGCATGGCCCACACGATGCAGACCGAGCCGGACTAAGTCGGTCTGTCCCGCGTAGCTGCTTGGATCACGTCGCCACAGGGGAACCTGGATCAATAGGGGTTGCACTGCGTCCCTACGGACGGGGTGCGTTTGATACCAGGAGAGCCAACAATGGCTACTATTGCAACTGCGATCCAGAAAATCTGGATTGAGGACTTTGCGCCAGGGGTGCGTACCGCGCTCCTGGAGCTGGACAAGACGTTCGCCAACTTCCGTGACACCAGCATGGGTGTCCGGTCGGAGAACATGGGTCGGGACTGGAAGGTCAAGCATACCTTCCTGACCTCGCTGGCTGGTAAGCTGCGGGCTTACACCAACATGGGCGAGAGCGACATCTACGGGGCAGGCACTGATCCGGTCATCCGGGTCAACGGTGCCACCCCGGCGACGTGGCCTGGCCTGGATGGGCAGCCCCTGCCGGGTTACGTGCAGAGGGAAATCAGCCTCAAGCGCTGGAAGGGCAACACCTTCATCCCGAGCCAGTACCTGCGGGCCGACCAGTTGGACAGTGTGATCGCCGATGCCGTGGCGAATATCATCAAGCAGACTGCTCTGATGGTCGCCACCTGGAAGGCGAACTGCTTCTTCTCGGCCGACAAGTACCACGCTCTGGGTACGGTCGGAGTGGTAGACAGCGGTGGTGGGACCGGCACGCATACGGTTACCATCACGATCGACACCAACAACCGCATCCGCAAGTTCCAGCCTGGTCTGGAAGTCGACATCATCTACGACAACTCAGGCGTCACCAAGCGAAACACCAACGGGACCCTGGTGGTTACCACGGTGGACCCGATTTCCAACCAGGTGACGATCGCCCACGCCAAGGGAAGTGGCACGAACTTCGGCAGTCAGGTAGCAGCGACTGACGTGATCGTGCTGACTGACAGTGTGACGGGCACCTGGGCGAGTCCGACTGTCGGCGGGCCGAGTCGGTTCGACGAGTTCTTCGTCAACTCCGGGACGTTGTTCGGCGGGACCATTGATCTGGCGGTGTACCCGCAGTTCAAGTCGATCATCGTCAGCAACCTGGGGTCGGCGTTGACCGAGGCCGACCTGCGGAAGTACGTGGGAGCGTATCTGGACATCTTTGGGCCGTCCAAGGCTCCGGACACGCTGCTCACCACGCAGGGCGTGCTGAATGCCTATGTCGCCGAGACCGACGACATGTGGATGTATGGAATCCAGGGGCAGCCGCTCCGGAAGGAAGGCGGCTTCGAGCTGGGCTCCTACGACTACGACGGCAAGCGGCTGGCCTGGAAGGTGTCGCCGCTGGTCGAGAAAGGCCGGCTGTACGGCGTTCGGATGGCCAACAACTTCCGGCGCTACGTACCGCCTCGCCTCCCGAAGGCCGGTGGCAACAAGTTCTTCAACCAGGACATCGAGTTCCTTGCCCCACTCGGCGGGCTGAACGGGATCTGGATGTTCGTGACGTACAACAACTCGATCACGGACTGGACTCAGGCTCCGTTCGAGTGTTGCGAGGAGTACGCCCCGGAGATCCTGCAGGGCGTCAAGATCAGCGGGATCACCGAGGAATACGCCACGAGCTAACCTCGGGCAATTCGGTAGCGGTGGGGTCCCCTTCGCGGGGGACCCTGCCCTGCCTATGGAGGACTTGTAATGCGTCTAACTAACATGACCCAAGTGAGGGTGGCCCGGGGTGGCCCGCACCGGCGAGATGACCACGATCGCCAGCGGGGCGACCAACATCTTCCGGTTCAAGGGGCCGATCGAGATCTTGAGCATCTATGGTTTGGTGACATCCACGACCGAGGCCGGGGCGGCCAACGTGAAGTTCCAGGCCAAGGTCGGGTCGTTGAACGCGAAAGATCTGTGCGCCACGGTAGCCTTGTCGGCTACGGTCGCCGGAACGTCGATCCGCATCACTGGCACGGCTGCGGATGCGGCGACTCTCGGCACCTACGGCGTTCAGATCGGCCAGGTGAATCCGGTCAGCGTGATCTGCAAAGAGAACGAAACCGGGTACCTGATCTTGAACTCGGATGCGGCCAAGACTGGGAAGCTGCGGTTCGTCTGTGTGTGGCGGCCCCTGTGTCGGGGCTCCAAGGTCGAGCCGATGATTGCGTGATACTCCCCCTCCTCACGGTCTCTCCCCGGGTGTCACAGCCCGGGGGGAGGCCCACTGTATGGCACGGGGGAGCTGAGGAGGATTGTCATGGGGGTGGTGGATTATCAGCCGGCCCGCCACGAGCTGGTGGAGCTGGAACTGGGCAGGTTCCTGCGGCGGGAGATGGGCCGCCGGGACCTGTTTGTGTATCGGCACCGAGTGACCGGCAACTGGGGCGTGTGTGTCTGGGTGCCCGGTGGGACCAACAAGCGGTTCCTGGAGCTGCTGTTGCTCCGGCATCCGGGGGACTTCACCAGGGAGAACGCCGAGACGATCCGGCAGTGGTGCCACGGGAAGGCCCGGACCCTCAAGGACTGGGCACGGGACCAGGCCCGGGAGGAGCGAGACAGCCTGCTGAAGTGGGCCGAGGACAGTGAGGAGAGTCTGAGACTCAAGAAGTGGCTGGGTAAGCGGGCACCGGGGGTCCAAAAGGATCATCCGGACTGGAACCTGCCGGGGTTCCGCACCCATATGAAGGCGGTGGCCTGATGGCAACGCAGTATCTGACGAGCAGCACCAAGGCGCTGGAGCGGGTCCTGGCGCTGATCCGGCAGAACGCTGACGAGCCGGTCATCGACGCCAAGTACAGCGACGACGACCTGCTGTTGCGGGTGGAGGCCGCCTACCAGATCGTGCTGTCGGAGATCAACGTCAACAACGACGCCCCGATCCTGTCTCGGCACAACATCTCTCTGGCCACTGGGACCGCGACGTACATGCTCCCGCCCAACGCCCAGAGTGTGACCCGTATTGCCAAGATTAACGCTACGACCGGCCAGCCGGAGTGGTATGTAACGCCGCTGTCCCGGTGGGGGCCGGCACCGGGTATTCGGTTTGAGGGCCGGGTCCTGCGGTTCGAGCCGACCTGGTTAAACGCCGCCGAGACCGTCGAGATGACCTACATCCCCAACGGCGACGTGCGACTTCACTACGGCACGGCAGCGGCGGTGGACTCTACGTCAGTAACGTTGACGGAAACGCCGACCTTGGGGGATTACGACGACCGGGCGAACGCCTACGTGGGGAGCGTCTTGCGGATACTCTCGTCGGGGGCTGGCGGCATCCAGGAGCGAACGGTCACGGCCATGAGTTCCAAGCAGTGCATAGTTGATCCGGCGTGGAGTCCTTCGCCATCGGGCACCACCGTCTACGAGATCGTGCCGCTGTACGGGCGGTTGGTGGAGAGTGTGGTGGCCGCCTACGTGGCCCGGGACCTCCAGCGGATCAACCGGAACAAGCTGGGCGTCCAGTTCCTCAACGAGAAGTATATGGAGGAGCGGCGGGCGACCCGGCTCCAGGTGGCCCGGATCAATGGCATCCTGGGGCTGTCGATGGAGCACGACACGCTGAACTGGGGGTCCTGATGGACATTCGACCGTACTTCGTCGGCCCGACAGGCCAGGCCAACGTGCAGGCGACTCCAGGCCTGCAGGCCCACTGGAGCCCGTTCAAAGTGCGGAGCGGCCTGTTGATCAGCCGGCCGTTCCAGAGAGTCGCGTTGGGTTGGCAGGATCGGCCAGAGATAGAGGGAGGACTGTCAGAGGAAGAAGCCCCGGCCGGAGTGCCGGACTTGCAGGTGGAGTAAGCGATGGCTGACCAGATGTTTCGGTACCAGTTCCCGTTGCCGCTGGCCGACTACCGGACCAGCCGGGCGTCCCTGCAGCCTGGGTTCTGTGCCGAGATGACCGGGGTGGACGCCCGTTTCGCTGGGGGCCTGCGGATGTTCCCCGGCATGAAGACTGCCCACTACAACGAAGACATCACCCCGAACGAGAACTGGCCGCTCAACTTCTTCAAGTGCTTCTCCGTACAGTGGGGGTCGGACGCGACTATCTTCCATGGGTACGCCTTCCGGTTGTACAACAATACTCCGACGTACCCGCCCAACAAACTGCGGTTCGTCTTCTATGATACGGTGGCGAGCACCTGGCGTATGCTGACCCACTATTTGCGGGGGGCCAATCGAGAGATCGACATTGCCACCAATGGCAAGTTCATCCATGTGGCCGAGCATGGCTATCCGGGTGACACCCTGTGGCTCGACCCCGACGATGCCTCCAAGTGGGGCTCGCCGCCTCGACTGTTCGGGTCGATCCGAAAGCCGGTGAGGACGTCCAGCGGGATGGTCACCGGGGCCTACGGCAAGCTGTTTGCGGTGGACCCGAACAAGCTGGAGAAGTTGACTGAGGGAGGAAGCAACTACCTGGCCCTGCGGGTCGACGGGGGATTGGGACTTCGGTTGGTGGACACTCTCCGGGGCACGTATTCGGAGCTGTACACCATCGACTCTTTTCTCCATGTGAAGACTGCCTACCCGACGGTAACCACATTCCCGTACGATGACTTCTTCACCCTAACGGCCATGAAAACGTCGGCATACATCAAGGAAACGCTGATCCGGGACGAGCTGCTGAACTACGACCGGATCGAAATCTGGCGGACCGTCGCCGGCGGCGGGGTCTACTTCCTGGAAGGCTATATCGACTGGGACGACTACGGCCCCACTCCGACCCTCATGACTGAGGACTGCATTGGCAACATCTGGGGTACCCTCGGCTACTACGGCACCATTACCGGGACGCCCAACAGCACCGTAGTCACAACCGAGAATGCTTTCACAGATAAGATGGACGATGCTGGGACCCAGATGAGTCTTTGGTTCCCATCGGCCGACGTGTCGTTCCCGATTTCCAATGTTGACAGTGCCACCCAGGTACAGGTGACAGGCGATGCCACTGCCTATACCGGGAAGTATTTTGTGTTGGTGCCGACGAAGGGGACGCTGTATCGGAGCACCACGACGGCCAGTGCGAAGGCTACCATGGCGTCCGTGTCCGACGTCGGGGGCGGAAAGACTCAGGTGGTGGCTAACGAGTCGGTCTTCACCTCGGGCATGGTCGGCTGGATGCTCCAGTTCACCCAGTCTCGCAAAACCTACATGGTCGACACTTACATAAGTCCGACCACGGTCTATGTGACGGGGGACGCCACCAAGGAAATAGTTAACGACTCTTTCGACTGCGGGCTGTACGACGTCTCGCTGATCAGCTGGCGAGCGCTGGAGCGGACGGCCAGCCGGACAGGCATCCACGACGAGGCGGAAAACCCCTATCGGGTACATGCGTCCCTGATGGATGCGGAACTGATTTATCGGTCGGCTTACGACTGGCAAGTTGACGATGCCGGGGCACCTCCGTTCGGCGGGAGGCTGGCGTACTCCGGCGGCACCTGCGTGAAGCTGGCCAGCGGCACTGAGACGATCCCAGGTACGTCCGGGACCGAACGGGGGCTTCAGAAGGGGGACGTCTGCTTCAGCAATCTATATCAGGCCCGGGGGGAGAACTTCCCTCTCGGCAACAAGTTTGATCCCCCATCGTTCCTGCGGGACGCTCACTCGGTGGTTGCCGTGGGTAACTTCTTCTTTGTGCTGGGTCGGTCGGGCGTGTACCGGCTGAGCCGAGTCGGGGCGACCATGGGGGGCCAGAGTATCGTGGAAGGCTGGGGGCCGGTCCACCGGTGGGCTTCGACGGCGATTGACAACCTTCTGGCCATGGTTACGCCCACCTCGCTGGTCCTGATGAACGCCAACGACGGGACCTACCAGACGGTGGGAGCCGTCGAGCGGATCATCCAGGACGAGTGGCATACCGACCAGAACTACATCTCCCTGGCCTACGACGCTCGGCTGGGGGCGTTGGTGTTGTTCAACTCCGCGAAGGCCGAAGCTCTGCTGGTCTGGGGGACCACGAATACAGTCACGCGGGTGAAGGACATCCCGGCGGTGCAGGTGTCCGACGGGCCGGACTTCTTCGGGACGGGCCAGCGGCGGGCATACTTTGTCTATGAAGGCACGGAGCACCTGACAGTCTTGGAGTTCGACGCCTACCGGGCGAATGCGTATCCGAACATGGCGGGCCTGGACAACACTCATGTGATGTCCGGCGTCATCCAGGACGGGGCGGAAGGCAACACCTGGACAGACACCGAATTGGGCCTGGGAATGGGTACCCTGTCGGAGCGGTACGAGGGGTTCTACTTTTACATTTTGCCGCCGACCGGCGAAATCTACCGCCGGCTCATCACGACGGCGACCTCCGGCTACATCCTTACGGAGGCAGCCAGCCCGACTACGTTCGCGTCGGGGACCCGGTGGATGATCGCCCCGGTAGTGTTCGAGATCATTGGCTGGCCGCTGGATGTGGTGCCCCCTCCTCGGGATCTGTTCAGCCGGCGGAAAATCCTGAGTGTGGCCGCCGCCCTGGATGTCAAGAATACGTCGTACTTTGCCAGTAACCCTTACAACCTGCAGCTCTGGATGGAGGGGTTCAAGCAGCTGTCGACTACGGCGGCCTTGACGACCAAGCTGGCAACGGTCTCGAACGGAGCGGACGGCAACGTGGGGGCGGTGCCGATCAGCGGGCATCTGGTGTGTCCGGGCATTAAGGGGTTGAGCGTGGGGGTCGACTGGGAATTGTTGGGCCTGGGGGTCCAAGGCAGCGTGGAAGAGACGCTCAAAGATGCAGCGTAAGGGGGTCGTTCTATGGGACCTATTAGAGACTGGTGGGCCAACATCTGGGGGCAAGGCCCAGACATGCAGCAACCGGCACCGGAGCCCGAGCCGACGCCGAACCAGCAGGGAGGCGGCCAGGCGCAGAATCCCTACCCGTCGGGATCACCGGCCGGGGCAGCCTGGAGTGCCGAGCAGCAGGCCAATATTAACTACCCGATGTTCACGGACTTCGCGGGGATTTCCCCTGCGGCCGTCCAAGGGCGGCTAGGGTACGCGGCGTTCCTGGACTACATGGGTGCCATGAATGCCCAGGCTTACAACCAGCAGTTGGCCAAGACTCAGGCCACCAAGTACATCCAGGAAAGCCAGGGGATGCGCCAGGGTCAACTGGACGCCCAATCGACGAACTTGGCCGGGGGGTTGGGTTATCTGGACCAGCTGCGAGGTAACGTGGCCCAGCAGGCGGCAGGCTTGCAGGATGCTGGTCGGTATATCAGCGGCAACATGCGGGATATGGCCAACAAGGCGTACAACGCCGGTGCCCAGCAGCAGGAGCTGGCCCGGCAGCAGGCGTTCGACGTCTGGGGCCAGACCCAGCAGTTCATCCAGCAGGGTCTGCAGCAGGCCACCCAGGTCTATGGCAACGCGATGAAGGGCTTCGACGACTTCAAGGCGTTTCGAGACCAGGCGTTGGCCGAGGGCCGGACCGACATTGAGAATACCGTCAAGATGTACGCCGACCAGACGGCCCAGAACGTGTCGGCGGCCATCACCGGTCTGCAGGGGGGAGAGCGGTCGGCGATCGAGGCCGCGATGCAGGCTGCCCAGCAGGCAGGCATGGACCCGAACGACCCGAGTGTCCAAGCCGAGATCCGCAACATTCGGAACGGCACCACGGTCAAGAAGGCGGAGCTGGCAGCCCGGGCAAGCCAAGAGGCTACGCAGGGCCGTGCCAAGCTTATGTCTGACATGTACACCAATTTCCAGAACGTGTCGGCCCAGTGGGGGACCGCGACGTCGGACGCCTTCGGCCAGCTGGTCACGGCCGGCAAGGGTCTCCAGGAAGCCATTGCGGCCGGCTCCCAGTCGTACGCCACGGCGGCTGGTGAGATGATCGGGGCGCTCCGACAAATTTCCACTAACTACGTCAACATGAGTGCGGAGCTGTCGCAGGCGTACGGTCGGGCTGGTGAACTCCAGGGCGGCATGTACAAGAGTGGGGCGGAGATAGTGGCCGACATGGATAAGACGGCGGCGACCGAGGCGGCCAATATGCGGAACACCTACTCGGAGAACATCGCCAAGCTCTCCATCATCCACTCCCAGATGATGGACAGCGAGTATTCCGCCTACATGGATGCCTTCTCGCGGCAGACAATCCCGATCTTCCCGGCGATCGCTACGCTGGGCCAGCTGGCTCTCGCTGAAGACCAGCGGGACATTGACAACGGGCTGGCGTACTTCCAGGCGATACTGAACGCCGTTTCCACCTTCACCAACGTCTACAGTGCCATCAAGGGTGGCGGTGGCGGGGGCGGTGGTGGAGGTGGGGGCACCGACGCAACTGGTACGGCGATGGATGCTGCCAATACGGCAATCAACTTCGCGGGTCTGTTCTAAGGAGTGCGATAGATGTCGAGAAGCCCTTTTGGAAACGTACCGTTCCTGACCAAGAAGGACGAACAGCAGGCCCCTGGCCAGACGTCTCAGCAGCTGGGCGTGCCGGGCAACCGTAGCGTCCCATCGGTCGGTGGCCCCTACCCCGGCTGGGGTGGCCGGAGAGGAGGAGGGGGAGGTGAAGGCGGGACCGCTCGCCCGATTGCCAGCTCCGGTATCTCCGAGACGATCGGCCGACTCGGCGACCGCCGGGCCGCTGCTCGTGAGCACGAGAAGCAGATGACTCACGAGACGGAGATGCAGAAGCAGCGGGCTCAGGACGACAAGGACCTGGAGCAGTACCGGGACGAGCTGCGGTCTGCCGCCGACAAGGAGCGACGGGCTCGCAATCTGGATGAAGAGAAGCGCCTGGCCCACCAGCAGGCGGTTGGGGAGTCGCTCAACCAACTTCGCCAGCGACCCGAAGCGGAGATGGGCTCGTATGCGGCCCATGTCCGTAACACCGAGCGGGACATCCAAGCGAAGGAATCCGAGAGGATGAGGTTGATTGCCATCAAGCAGAAGATGGGTTACGTGAGGAACCATCCGGAGTACGCGGATTCTACCTTCCGGAGTCTGATGGAAGGTGAAGCCAAACAGATGCAGGACTACGGCGAGTTCCAGATGCGGATGATCCGGCCGGGTGCCTGGAGCAATGTGGACCCGGGGCAAGTTGCCGCACAGTTGGAAGCCCAGCGAGCTGCGGGCCGTTCCGACGTCTACTCCCTGGACAGTTACAAAAACGCCATCGTTGAGGCCGGTGTGTTGGACGGGGGTGACCGGGACGTGCTCACCAAGGAGGTCAACGGTTGGTTCACCGACCAGATGCCGAGGCAGGAGCCGTCCGGACCCCAGCCTCAGCCCCAAGGCCAAGGACCGGGGGTCCAAGCCGGGGTCTCCCTGGAGCAGGCCCGGGACCAGGGTCAGCCCCAGCCGCCTCAGCTGCCGCCGATGCCTACGCTGCCGTCGGGACCGTCCCGGGCGGCGTACCGCTGGCTGACCAGTGGGGCTACGAACAATGTCTTTGATCAGATGGCCGCCAAACGGAACTTCGGAAGCAGGTGCAGGGCACGACGGACAACTATGACAAGGGGACGGGCCTGGCGCGTGTGGTGGCCGGGCACTACGGTGCGGATCTGGAAAGCGGTCGAGCCCAGCGGTGGGCGGAGATTCTGGCCGGAGGGAGCCCGGACGAGGCTATCCGGTACCTCGACGGGGAGATCGTCCGGGTCGACAACGACATCCGGGGGCTGCGCGATATTGGGGAGCAGTTCAAGCCGGACACCCTGGAGAAAATGTGGTCGCAGTATGGAGACGAGATGCGACCCTTGCTCCAGCAGGCGGAACACCTTGCCGTCGAGGACTGGCAGGCGGCGGTCAAGTTCCGTAACGAGGTTCTGAACCCGAAGTACCTGGACGTGAGGGCACGGATGCACCAGGCTGGGCCGGATTACGTGACGGTCCCCCCCGACCAGAAGACGGCCCAGCAGCTCCGGGAACAGCAGATGGAGCAGCAGCAGCGGACGGCTGCCCCTCCGCCTCCACCTCCGTCGGCGAGGACAGAAGCCCCGTCGGTACAACCGTCAGCGGTTGATGAGGAGGAACGTCGGCTGCAGAAACAAAGGGCTCAGTCGCAGCCCGGCTAAGCAAGGAAGGTGACGTATGCCTTACACTGGAATGACTCAGACGGACGTCGGCGGCCAGCATCAGCAGGCGGCCCCTGCCCAAGCGAAACCCAAGCCGTTCAGCGGCGGCGGTGGTGCCACCTGGGGCCGCCAGGCCGGGACCAACTTGCGAAAGCGGGTTGCCGATGCCGAGGACACTCTGGTTCGGATATTGCACCGGGCCAATGCCGGCGAAAAGACGGTCGGAGGCGTGCCGATTCAGGGTGCGATCGAGAAGGCCGCCGAAGCTGTCGTGCGGACCCGAGCCCAGG